TAGCACTTCGCTTAGCACTTCGCTTAACAGAACTTCGTTTTGCACTTCGCTTTGCACTTCGCTTAGCACTCTTCTTAGCACTTCGCTTAGCACTCTTCTTAACGGAACTTCGCTTAGCACTCTTCTTAACGGAACTTCGCATCTTCTTAACGGAACTTCGCTTAGCACTTCGTTTTGCAGAGCTTCGCATCTTCTTACTTCGCTTAGCACTCTTCTTAGCACTCTTCTTAGCACTCTTCTTAGCACTTCGCTTAACGGAACTTCGCTCGATTTGCTTTACTGCTTGTATCATTTCGTAAATTTCCTTAGCATCTTTATAATTGTTAGATCCAGATTCAATTACGTATTTTTTATAATTCTTTTTAAATGTTTTAAGATCATCTGACCAAATCTTTTGTTTTTTTAATTCTTTATACAATGCTTTAATAACTGTTTTGTCAATGGGCATTTTAAATTATATATAATATACTAATTTAAAAAAAAAATATGAAATACACCTAATTTACTTTTGCTTTTTGTTTTTGCTTTTTGCTTTGTGTTTTTGCTTTCGAGTTTGCTCTTGGGGTGTCTTCTTTTTGTGTTAAAAAGTACTTCTTGATCCACCCACTAAACCAGTAAATATGCATTCCCAAAGTAGCCAGACTTAATGAAAGGATAACTGTATTGTCTCTAAACATCCATGTTAAAATAATATGATACACGATACGTGTTATAAAAAATGTCAATCCGAATAAATTGTCATCTCGCAGTGTCGAGTCAAAAGATCCAACACTAAGTAAAAGTGTAGGAAGTTCTGAAAGCATATGGAGCAAGTACATAGGAAACATGCCAATATTCAAAGATAGCATATTTATAATTGTATAGACTGTATGATGAAAATATCCTGATAAACTTTTCATTGAAGTAGCATAGTCTTGACTTCCAATGTAAATGTCCATTATCAAATAGGCTGTAAAATATAAAACAATAATTTTTCCAAAATCAAGAGATCCTTTTTTTTCTAAAATATTGAAAAAATCAGCTTTATTAAATTTCGATGTAAAATAATGATAATTATAGTAGATTCCTATTAATAACATACTTAATGATGACTTGATACTTAAGATGTATGATTTCTGTTTTTCATTTAAATCAGGACGTAGTTCGTTAACAAAATGATAATGAAGAAAATATTCAAGGCAAAAAAACAATAATAAAATAATATACACAAGAGTCGTTTCAATGGACATATTATTATTAACATATTAAAGAATCTTTTAATTTTAACGAACGCAGTTGTAATTTAATTAATTTGAATGAATTTGCTCAATTGTACTTGAAACAATCCAATACATAAAGGGTCCGATTACTATTATAGAAAATAAAAAAATGAGAAATTTTACCATGATACTTATACTTTGATTATTCATATCAGTTCGTTTTATGGATGCATGTATAAACATTTTTCTACACAAAGGGCACTCGATTGCGACTGCTCGTGCGATCCGTCCAGACCTTTCGGTTCGTTGACCTTTCTTAATTGCATGTTTGATAAAAATATTTAAACATTCGGTGTGAATTTCATTATTGCAACAATGCATAGTGTACTTTTTATTTGTGTCTGATTTATGCGTGTCTGATCCAAAAGATTCTAAACAAATACAGCAAACATCGGGAATGTTAATCGTCAAAGTGTCGTCCCCCATTGAAATCTTGGAGTTTATTTTTTTTTCATTTAATTTTTATTGAGTTTTAGTATAACCATGATAATTAGATATACAAAGAGGTAAATTAAAGGACGTACAATCAGACGAGCTTCATTTTCTGTTGGTATCAAGGCCGTTAATAAATCACTTTCGTAGTTTTGGTCAGTATGGTCACCGTGTTTACATAATGGACAAATTCGAGATTTTTTATAACTATACCATGTTTGTATACATTTAGAATGAATTTTATTATTACAACACTCTAATAGGTAATCCAACTCATCTTCATCTAAACAGATACAACACGAATCTTTAGATTCTTTATGGTACTCGACGGTGTCTTGGTATTCGACGGTGTCGTCGTCAATGATAACGATTACATCTTTTTCCGAATTAAGTTCTTTCATCTGTATATAATTAAATGTCATCCTTAGACATGTATCATTCATTTTTATATTAATTCATTTTGTTTTAAGCTTAAATATAAATTATTTTATTTATAATATATTAAAGAAAATGTCTAGAAATGGAGAACAATGGGGATCAATTAATCCAGTTGGTCGATTAACAACTAAATATACTGGAAAACCTACTGAATTTAATGATCAAGCTTATAGTAAAAATGACTATACGCGGGCGTATCAAGAAAATGCGCAATTAAGTCATCTTCAAGAACCCGATATTCAGTATTCTAAAGTTGAATATTATCTTACTGTTTCATCACGTGATCGTAATGTATCCATATATCCAAATGGCAGTCAGTTCGCAATTGATCTTCCAAAAGAATTCAAGAATATTTATAGTATCGAACTTTTACAGGCAATTATTCCTAATCAAAATAGTGTTTTAGATGAACCTTATCTCATTTTAACAGTTGATGAATTGGATGATATTATGTATTCGAACAATAAAACAATTGCAGAAGGATTCGCTATGTTAATGTTGACACCTCCAAATGGTAATTTTATTTCAATTGATAATCGCATTCATGAAAACACTGTTTTATATTTTGGAACCAATAACAAGGCCAAGTTATCTAAAATGACTGTAAAAATTACTGATGTCGATGGAAATATATTTGATTTTGGTGGATCTTCAAGTACTAATAAATTATATCAAAGCACTTTTGTATTTAGAATTGTTCAAATGGAACGTTCAACTGGCACTTTGAATACACGGAACGTATATTAAAGCTACGAATGTAGATTGTTATAAAAAATGTAAATTTTTATAAAAATTGTAATTTGTCAAACATTTACTTAGAGAATCGATCGATAAATCTAGTAGACGCTCCCATTCTTCCAAATGCGAATCCATCTTCTCTTTTCTCGACACTTTTAATGGCTTGAGGTGTTTCGATACCTGGACCTTCGAAAATGCTAAAAGATCGTTGTTCAAATTTGGTGTCTCTTGGTAAACAAGAATTTTTTCGAAGTTGATTTTGATTTCTGATAGAATCTTCAATGGTAACATCACCATGAGAAACTTGTCCTCTAAATGGCAACGTCGGTATAGGAAGTTGCCCAAATCCATTTCTTACTTTGCAGTTAGTCAATTCACCACCAGCAGATCCATTTAATAAACTTGAATAGGTATCTACTTTCTCAGTAGGAACAAAAAGTGTATCTTTTAATCCGATGCTAAAAAAGTTTAATTTATCTTTTGCTTCGATTAGATCGACATGATTTGTAGTAATGTATTTGAGTTTTTTATCATTGTCCAAATTCTTGGCTTGGATAGCACATGGATCACTTGTTAATCTTGTAGAATCTGTATTTTCATAAGGCGCAAATGATGAATCGTCGAAATTACCAAAGTAAATACTTCCAGACATGCTATCTTATATATTATATGACATAGAAAATAAAATTTTATGTCAAAATAAAATTGCAATCTCTAGAAAATAAAATTTTATGTCAAAATAAAATTGCAATCTCTAGAAAATAAAATTTTATGTCAAAATAAAATTGCAATCTCTAGAAAATAAAATTTTATGCGAAATTAAAATTGCAATTGCTAGAAAATAAAATTTTATGCGAAATTAAAATTGCAATCTCTAGAAAATAAAATTTTATGTCAAAATAAAATTGCAATCTCTAGAAAATAAAATTTTATGTGAAATTAAAATTGCAATCTCTAGAAAATAAAATTTTATGTGAAATCTTTCTTTTTATACATATTTTTTTTTATTTGTATAAATTAAATGTCAGAAACAATTTTACAAGAATTATGTGATATACTCAAATTTGCATATCAAAAAGAATGGATTTCAACTCGAGATGGGAATGCATCTTATCGATCAAAAGACGACTCGTTCTTTTATGTAACTCCAAGTGGTGTAAGAAAACAATTGATAACTCCAGATATGTTATGTAAAATTAAACCGAGACTCGAAAAACTCGAATTTGAGAGACTTGATGAAAGTGTGGAAAATTTTGAGAGACTTGACAAGAATGTAGATTTAGAACCAACTGGAGAAATATGTTTACACATGTTATTTCAATCAAAAATTCCTGACAACATTTCTTCAAGATTTGTTTTACATTTACATCCAACTTATACAGTTGCAGCAATGTATGCTGGAATCAATTTACAAGATTTAGCAGATGATTTCCCGGAAATTAATAGATACACGCGTGTAGGACCAAATGTGCCTAAGATTGCACCTATTACAAAAGATTTAGCTGTTGCTTCAGCTAAAGCATTAAATTTAGATAAAGAATCTGGGGAAATTAGTTATGATATTATTGGTCTAGATCGTCATGGGATTATTGCGATTGGTGATAGTCCACTTGAAGTATTAGAACATGTCGAAAGGGTTGAGAGTGTTTGTAAAATTGTACTTGCAGCGCGTCTAAATAATAAATCTGACTAATACAGCGAGTGCAATTGAACCCAATATACCCGTCATATAAGGAAATAAGTCGTCTCCTTCAAAATCAAATTCATGGTTGCCGTAGTCGTCTTCATCGTCGCTGTCGATACTTTCGATACTTTCGATACTTTCGTCGCTGCCTGAGTCGCTATCGCTGCTATTGCTTCGTGTGTCGCTGTCGCTTCCTTCGTCTCCTGCGTCTGCTTCGTCGTCGCTTCCTTCACCGTTAACAGCGGTAGTGCTGTCGTCATCTTCGTTGCCATCGTTGCCATCGTTGCCATCGTTGCTATCGTTTTCTGCGTCGCCATCGGTACCGTCTGTACCTTGATTATTTTCAGTGCCAATATCAGAAATTATAATCACATCATCGTTTTCGTCAAGAATCTCCCGTATTTGCATTTTGTTTAAAATATATCTTGAACAAAATTCATTTTTTTTTATTGTCATTATAATAATGAACTGTGCTCCAGGTGTAAAGTTTGATTTTACATGTTTTAGCAAAGACTCGCTGATTAAAATTGCAAAATCTTATAATAAACTTTGCTCCAAAGACGACGGTACCAAAAACGGCGGCGCCCATCAATGTCTTAAAATTAAAACAAATGCATCAAAACATGAAATTTATGAGCAATTAAAAAAAATAGTACATGATAAATGTCGTGACGATAATTGTTGCCAAGACGACAATTGTTGGATTCATTTAAATTTTGTAAAACAATTAAAAGATATTGAAATCGATTTTTTCACATTTAAACCAATGAAATTAAAAACGGATTATACTTTATTTGATACCAACAAGATTAATGAAATTCTTTATCAATATGAAAGATTTGTTCCTGGATTTAAATTTTTAGGAGCGCAGCCAAGTGATATCTCCAGTTTAATACATTATAATTATACAGAATTAAAAAATGACTATAACAAAGTGGGTATTGTTTTTAATAATGATACTCACTCTAAATCTGGAAGTCATTGGGTTGCCGTTTTTATTGATAACAAGAAAAAGAAGGTTGAATTTTTTGATTCATTGGGGCAAGTACCAAATAAATATATGCTAGATTTTTTAAAGCATTTTAAAGATTATACTTTTAGACATAATGAAAAACAGCATCAAAAAAATTCAAGTGTTCAATGTGGAGTTTATGTATGTTATTTTATCATACAAAAATTAAAGGGAAAGACATTTGATCAAATTAACTCAAAAATAATTACAGAATCAAAAATAAAAGATTATAGGAAAACGTTATTCATAAATTAACGTACTATATGTTACGTTCTGGAAATTCGATGTTACATTTTGACACTTTTTAATCCAGTAATAGTTCCATTTGAATCAATTGTAAATGAAACTTTAAATGTAGGTCCAGTTGTTGGCTTAGGTGTAGGCGAAATGAGAGATCCATTTGAATCAATCGTGAGGGACACGCCTGTCGGTGTCGGCGTCGGTGCAGGTGTCGGCGTAGGCGATGGCGTCGGTGCAGGTGTCGGCGTAGGCGATGGCGTCGGTGTAGGTGTCGGCGTCGTGTTAGATGGACGTCCGTGAGTAAGATTTGATTTAATAGTGGATACTAAACTTCTTGGATCTGAAAATGGTTTATCTGCGCTGTTTTCCCATATCAACATTCCGCCTAAATTTTTCTCATAAATAATACGACATTTTTCAATAATCGATTCACGATTATCATATGTATTAAGAACGCGTTTGACTGAATCATAACTGTAAGCGCCTTTTGATTCAGGATCAATGTATTCTTGAGCGCCTGCAATAGGGAGTGATTTGTAGTCAACAGTACCTTTTTCCCATGACATATCAGGAGAACCACCTGATGCAGCTTTCCCTAATCCATCTGTATTTGAGAATCCTCTGCTATAAAATGCACCTCCAATAAAGACTTTTGTACTTGGAACTCCTCTTGAAATATAATAGTCTGCCGCTTCTTCGCAACTGAATTTTCCTGCACTTGACTTGCGGGGATTAGTATGGTGAGCAGCAGTGGTTTCTCCCCAATTACCATCGTGAAAATCGTAGGTCATTACGTGAAGTTCTGTAAGATATGGATGCATCTTTTCAACTTCAAATTTCGCTTTCTCTGTATCGGCTGTACAACACATTGCAATCTTATAATTTGCCATTCCATTCTGATCAAATGCAGATCGCAATTTTTGCAAAAACAACACAAAGTTAGCCGAATCTTGTGCACTGGCAATGTTACCGGCATTACCGTAATTCACACCGTCATTCGAAACATATTCCCAATCTAATGAAACTCCAGAAAAAATAGGATACTTTTTAAATGTATTAATAATATTATTAACTAAATTTGTTCTGGTTGCGTCAGTTGATACTGCAGGTGAAAAATTTTTACTCCACGTCCATCCTCCAAGAGACAACACCAAGTTCATTTGTCGACCACTATCACGTAATTTTTTAAATTGACCAAAGTTACCAAACATACCAGATGTGTCATTCCAAGAATCGGCTGGAGAAACACCATCACTCGCCGTATATCGCTTGTCAGTGTCAGCCCAAGCATCTCCTGTAATAATACTACCATCTGGATTGACATTCCAGAAAGCATACGCAATGTCCATGACACCATCGGGAATGTCTTTGACTTGAAAGTTTCGTGCATAACAACTCCAATTAGTATGATAGTAAATGGCACGTTTACCAGTAGGCGTAGGAAAGATTTGATTCGACATTTACTTTTTGTTTACTTATTTAATTCGTTTACTTTTAAATCGCGACGCAGTTCTCTGAAATATTGGATAATTTAACTAATTAATTAAATTAATTAAATAAAATTCTTTTATTTAGTAAATACATAAAACCATGGCTTCATCTCAAAAGCGAAGTGCTAAACGACGTTCCGTTAAACGTAGTTCAGCTAAACGACGATCGGCTAAACGACGTTCAATTAAACGACGATCGGCTAAACGACGTTCAATTAAACCTAGGTATTCAGTTAAAAGTTGCCCACGTGGAGCTGTTTCAAGAAAAAGTTTTGTTAGAAAAAGTGGAGTAAAAGTGACGGCGACTTGTGTAAAAAGTAAAAGTCTTAGATCCAAGGGAAAGAAACCTCAAGTCTATTTACCTAAATTAAAACAAGGCGCTTTAACTAAACATGGTTATTCTGTACGTGAATCAAGCAAAATGAGACATGCAGCTATCAAAAAAGCATTAAAAGAATTTACGCCAGGGGAACTTGTTAAAAAATTAAATGCGGTAAGAGTTCTATCAAAAAATACATCGCCAGAAAATTCAGCTATTTATGCAAAAGACATCAAGTACATTGAAGAGAAATGGTTACGACGCTGACGACGTCGTCGATGTCGATGACAACCAATCGATGATACCTTCATTTACAGTAATTTTTTTTGGATTAAATGATTTCAATAGGAGTCCATCAAATGAACGCAATCTACTCAAAGCAGAATATACAAGATGATTACAAAAACAATCTTCCAGGTCAAGAATAGCATGATCGAGGGTGATACTTTGACTTTTATGTATAGTGAGCGCATAAGCCAAAATTAAAGGAACTTGTGTAGCCTTGACACGACAATTATTCATTTCGAGTTCCCAATTACAGGGTTCAATCGTTTCTTTCTGACCATTATCAAATAAAACAATTGGATAATTGTCTCCTGTAAAATCAGTTATCGTTCCTACAGATCCATTTACAAGTCCTTTAATAACATCTAAATTTTTAATCAACATCACTCTTGCTCCTTTGCGTAAACGTAAATTATCCAGGCCTTTTTGTTTAAATTGTGTTTGGAGTTCTTTTGTTAAAAGTTCAGTTTCAAACGATTTTGCAGTTTGATTAAAGGACGCATCGTATACGAATTCAGTTTGGCGAATTTTTTTTAGATTTGATTCGTTAATGATCTGGGCTTTTTTATTACTTGAAACCAAATGAATAGGGACAATTTGATTTTGTGTTTTTGTTTTTAATTCATTATGAAAATTTAAACATTTTTGTTGGAGTAAATCGATGTCACTTTGATTATAAGTGTTCTGTCTGATACGAAGTAATAAATCAAGAAATAAACCGTCATTTTTTTGCCTAAAGTTTGTTTTTAACAAGACTATATTCTTATTTTTTCGATTAAAATGGGAATTAAAAAGATCACTTTCGATTAATAAGCGCGTATCAGGCTCTTCTTGTGACTTCAACTGAAAATTGTTGAATACAGGTTCATTTTGAAGAAAATCGCCTGTTAAAATTAATTGAACACCGCCAAAAAATGCCTTGTTTCTCCTAAAATGCTGAAAAATACAATGAATCTTTTCAAAAATAGAAGCTGATAACATACTTATTTCATCGATCACAAGAATTTTTATTGCTCGTATTCTTTCCATAATCGATTTATTTCGAAAAATCCGTCGGATCAAAGTATTAAGATCACTGTCGCCGGACCCGATTCCCATAAAGGAATGGATCGTCATTCCACCAATGTTATATGCTGCAACGCCTGTACTCGCGCATAGAACCATATCTGTGTCGTCGGCGTGATGTTCTTGCATGATTTTTATTAGGCGCGATTTTCCTACGCCTCCTGGACCTAAAATTAAAAGAGACTTTTGTAATTTGAATTTTTCAAAGGCTTCTTTTTGAGTTTCTGATAATTCAGAGCAAATTGTTATCTTTTTCATTGCGCTGTCATCCAAAACACTTCCTAATAATTCCTTTATGTTATTATTAAGAGAATGCGTTTTTTCAATCGTTTGTTTAAACATAATTCAAAGTAATTTAGATAATATTTTATATAAATTCATTTTTTAATGGCGACGAACATTCAGTTACGTGTTTGCGCGAGAGTTTGTGAACGTGCTTGTTCTTCAAAAATTAAAGCATATTCATCTAATATCGTTTCACTCAAATGAATGAGTAAATCTGAACCACAATGTTGAAAAAGATTTGGGAAAAAGGATTGGAAGAAGAAATAAAAGGAGCTTTTTGTACAGATCCAACTTCGAGCGAGCGAATCTTTGAAATGCTGATAATATGTTTTTTGTATAAATTCAAGATAATTCTCAGTTCGCGTATCTGTTTGTCGAATATCTAAATAAAGCTTGTGAGTTAATCTTTGGGGTAATTTGGGGAAGGACGACATACTTGTAGTCGTCCGTGCAGACGACGGTGTAGTCGTAGGAAGTAAAGGATCTCTTTCCGTTTCATTCGAAATAAAATTTTTTATAAATGTCTTTAGAGTTTCCATATTATCATAATACGTTTAACTTTAAGTGCACTTTCTATAATAAAACGTCTTGAAACTTTCTTTACTCTATTTATTATGCTGTAACCCACAAATTCAAACTTTCAATATACATGAATCGTAAGCTTGCATTTTTAGCCAAAGTTGTATTTAGAATACTTGTATTACCCAGAGTCATATTTGTTATACTTTTTAATGCACTGACCGTTATAATTTGACCATCGTACCCCACAGGCATAGTCAATGTATAATTTGCAATGGTCGATGCAGCATTTAATACAACCGCACTATACATATTTGAAACCGTTGTACCACCACCCTCGATTAATCCACCAAGATATTGATACTTGACTGAGATACTATTCGTACAGATATTATTTACACCTAAACCACCGTACACCACCAATGAACCTACCGTAGGTCCTGTGCTCATTTTTGTTGAATAAATAGATGTTGTTGTATTTGAAAACTTGGCATAGGTTACTGGCGTTACGTTTGTATTACCTGTGATACTATCAAATGTTATAGGATTTACTGACAAAATACCTACACCTCCATTACCAAGATTACTTGCATTAATAATGTTTAAGCGGTTTGTAGTCGATTCTACATACATTCCACTATACCAACTTCCGTCTGCTCGTTCTAACGCCACTTGATAATTAATTGTACCACCTGTCACATTTGAATTGTAAGCTAGGGCTAAATTTGCGTTATAAACCGCCGTTTGATTTGCGCCTACATTCACGCCTTCTATAAACAGATTTGATACCTTGTTTGTTGTTATATTTGTATTTTGAGCAGTAAGTGTTGGTGAACTAATGTAGTTTCCTGACCAAAAACTAACAGTCGAACCGCTCACTGAATTTGAATTTGTAAATGTACTCGGCGCAATCGTCAAAAAGGACCCTGAACTATCACTTGGCACACCAGCGTAATTGCTCGATATTACAAGTGATTTAGATATCATGCCATTTGTGATAGTAACATTCGCCATTGAACCATATGTTAAGACAGTGTTGATAACTGTGCTATTCGTTAAAATGGTATTCGATTGAGACATTGCAGTAATATATAAACTCCCAATCGATGCCATAGTCGTATACACACTCGATGCACTCATATTTGTCATTAAACTGTTTGTGACTGTTTGATTAAATGAATTCAAATATACTCCTATCATTCTGTTTGCTACATACAAATTACCTGTACTTACAATCAAAGAATTTGCTGTAGATGCCGTAAAGGTTCCAGTAACCAGCAATGACCCCGCAGTTAAATTTCCAGCTGATATATTATTTGACACTAACGTGCCTATTGAAACAGTGTTTGATAATAAATTATTACTTGAAAAGCCTGTAGTACCGATTGATCTGGCAAATAAATCTCCTAAAATAATGTTACCACCTGAAATGATCGAGTCACCTGTAATCGATGTGTCACCTTTAATAGACGTGTCACCTAAAATATTCGTACCGCCTGTAATATTTGTATTACCTAAAATATTTGTATCGCCTGAAATACTCGTGTTACCTGAAATAGTGGCGTTACCTGAAACTGTGGCATCACCTGAAACTTTGGCATTACCAGTCGTTAAAGAGCTTGAAATAAGATTTGTTATAGTCGCATTTCCGCAAGAGACATTTGATACATTTATATCCGTAATTAACATACTTGAAGCAGTAATATAAGTCAACTTGGCATTCGATACGGTTAAGGAAGTCATATCTACATTGAGTATACCGCTAATTTGCAAATTTGCTGCAGTTAATGAATTTACTACCATCGAACTTGCCGATGCATTCGAAATGACTAAATTTGTAGTACTTATATTGGATGTAGTTATATTTGTTGCTAATAAACTAGATGATGTTAGATTTGTACAAGACGCATTACTTGATTTTAAATTGGACGCTGTAACTGTCGTACTGCTTATATTGGCGCTTGTTATATTTGTTGCTATTACATTTATTGTCGTTAAATTGGTTGTCAATAACGTTGAGCTTGTGATATTGGTTGATAGTAAATTGGTTGTAGTCAAGTTTGTTGTTGCTAAGGCATTGGTATTGATACTCGCAGTTGTAATACCAGTCGCATTTAAATTAGCGGTTGTCAATGACACGCTCAATACATTTCCAACTGTTAAATTTCTCATGTTAACGTTTCCAGATGATAAACTCGTCACGTTTGCTGAAGAGAAAATAGCAAGACCTGTTACTGCTATACCACCTGCCGTCTGTAATGTAACTCTCATATTTGAAATGGTGCCATTTGTTGACAGAACATTTGTTGTAGTTATATTGGTCGCGAGTAAATTACTCGTTGATACATTTGCTGTTACTATACTTATTGATGAAACGATGTTGGATGACATGATATTTGTAGATGTATTGTTTATAAAAACTGCGTTGGATGCATTAATACCATTTAATGATAAACTACCCGTCATTGTTAAATTGCCGACTGAAACATCGTTTGCCGTTAAATTACCTGTGATATGAGTATCCTTTGCAACTTGTAAACCGCCAGCAACACTTAATGAAGTATTTGAAGTATCTGTTATGCTTACAGGAACATCGATCGTAAAAGAACTTCCATCATACGTTAATTTAGATGTACCTGAAATAGGGCTTGAACCATTTCCTACTAATAACTTGTTTGAAGGTAACGAAAAGGCGCCCGTTCCACCATAAGGAACAGTAATCACTGAACCATTCCATGCACCTGTATTAATTGTTCCAACGGCATTAATTTGCGTCTGAGATGCATTTACACTAAATATATTCCCCGTTGTTAACGTAAGACCTGTCCCTGCATAATAGATAGAGGATAATGCTCCAGAATTGATTGATCTGTCTACATAATTTTTTGTAGCAGCATCACTGTTTTCTATTGGATCACCTAATTCCGATAAACGCGCGCCTGAAATATTTATACGCGACTTTACATTCACAGACCCGAAATCATAATTTAAAAATCTACTCTGTGACATCTTGCACCTTCTTATAGTATAAATATAAAATTAAAATAAATAATTTACGTTGAAACAAAAAAGCCTGGCACATTTGTACCAGGCTTTTTCTTTTTTTTTAGATTGTTTTGTCGTTTTAAATTTTTTTCTTGTTTTAATTTTTGATTTTAACACTTTTTCATGATTTCATTACAGATGCTGTAAATTATTTTTTTGTCAATCATATTTAGATCTTTAGATTTTTCAAAATCCAAATAAAACTTTCTTAAATCCATGATTAATTTTTCACTTGTCGTGGGCGCTTCCTTCGTTGCGTCCCTAAAAATTTGCTTAACAGCTTCCTTGAAACTTTTAGTTGGGATGTAGTCTTCCATTTCAGAATCCATCATTTCAGAGTCGACAGATTCTCCGGATTGACTATCATTTTCTTTTTTATCATCGTCTTTTTTAATGGCGTATTCAGGTTCATATTCAGATTCATTTTCAGATTCGTTTTCAGATTCATCATATTCAGATCGAGGCATCGTTTTGTTGTTGATTACTTATGGCAATTTTTCTATTTTTTGTTTTTTATTCATTTTTTTTTGATAAGGGTTTTTAAGGCTTTTTTTAATCAGAAGGGCGAATCTCTTTAATTTTGTAACAAGTTTAAGTTTATGCGGTCTTCGTTCTTTGACATGCACGGTGTCTTGGTGGGGTTCTTGGTGGGGTTCTTGGTTGTGTTCTCTGTTGTGTTCTCTGTTGTCAGGACCTGTTTCAAAAGTTGAATTTATAGATTTAAAGTCGTCTTCTTCGACGTCACTATAAATGTCGCTATAAATGTCGCTGTAATAGTCACTATAAGATGTCATCATATATTACCATACCAAATTATCGATTCAATTTCAATTTTTTTATGGTTCGAGTGTAATCAAAAAAGCTCAACAAATGCCAGATCACATTCGTTGAGCTTTTTCTTTTTTTTGTTTCAATATTTTTTTTTGATTTAGAGTTTTTTACGTAAAGTTGTACAACCGATTGATCACGTATTCTTTTGATTTGTACGTTTTTGAAATACGAGTTAAACACTCATTTGTATATTTTCTTAATTCATCGCATTCGATTAAATTGTCCCGTAAAGTATTTGGCTGAATTCTATACAAAATTTCAGTTAAACAATTTGTAAACATTACAAGAACATTATGTATCTCATTGCATTTACTTGATTCTTTTTCACGTTTTTGTAATAACATTTTGAACTTGTCTTTATCGATTTGTTTTCGCATATACATGATACGTAAATCAATATTATCATTCAAACGATCTCTTCTGAAATGAGGCTGTTCTTCAAACCGAATATGCATAGCCTTTTCCATTATATTTTGCAACTGTTCCTGCATAAGATAATTTTCATTCGATACACGTGCTAATACTTTGAGATACAGATGATGATCTAATTCTCTTCCGCATAGAACTTCATCTGGATTTCTTTCAAGAGAACCCTTTTTTCGAAGATATTCAAAGTATTCAGGGTTATGAATCTGACCAGTTTCGATTCTCAAGGTCTGCCAATCAAATGCAGTATGACAGCAAACACAATACATTTGATGGCAGTTTCTTAATACAGTAAAGTCGGGCGCGATAAACCGATGATTACCATCCAATCGCCATCCATAATAAGTGCCTTTACCAAGTAATTTTACTGATATAGACGTTTTTTGATAATCTTTATTTGCATTTGAATCTTTACATTTCTTTCTCGGTAAAATTGTTGGAATTTCAGATAAATTGGCTCCCGAGATAGTTACAATGTGATTGTCTTGATAATCTTTTGGTTCAACACCTGGACATTTTACATTCTTTCGTTCAACTGTTGTTTTGTTAACAACAAATCCAAGAGAATGTGATAATAGAAAAATTTGATCAGCTAATCTTTTATTAACTTGACCTATACAAATTCTTTTTCCATCATTTGATGATGATCCATCTGTATCAAGTAATCCAGCAAGTAATTTAAGACGTATTTCACGAGTATTCATCATATATTCTTGTGGAATATGCTTATTACCCATAAGATTGTATTTTACTAATTGTTGATTAAATGGGTTTGTCTTGCCTGGATGTATAGAACGAGTATCAACCTCTTGAAGATCGCATATTTCCATTTTCTTATGTTTACATCCTTTACAAGATGCTGAATTACTTTGACCAATTGCGTCTCTTAAAGTACTAATTCCATTTGTATTTCCTTTTCTTCTGATTCTGAACTTCACTGCCTCATCGTGAATTAATTCTGCATTATTATTTTTACACCAATTTAATACATATTGTTGAATTTGAATATCATCTGATGCAATTATAGGGAGTGTATGAGTTCCATCACCTAACCATAAACCGAGTATATATGGATCAAAAGAAATATCTTGTGCAGGATAGTTGATACCATTTGAAGATTTGAATCCGTATAAAAGTTTCTTTTTCGTATCTGATAACTTTAGATAGTCTTCAACCAATATTTCGATCTCTTCGACTTTTTCATTTTTCAAAACCAAAGTATGTTTACTATTCACTACATAAGTTTCACCATTATTCTGAGAAATTTCGTACATATTATCTTCTCCTGAACATGTATCCAAAACCTGTCTCTGTTCACCATCATCACCGATCAATAAATCACCTGGAATTATATCTTGAGACATTTTTACACTTTGATCCCACATTAAAATAGGTGTATCTTTTGCAAAACACCCCTCAATCTTGAATATCAATGAAGAACATGTAGGACATGGTTTTGAATCGGATTCAATCATTTTCACGGACTCAATGACTTCAGCTTTGCATTGATGAGACTCCTTTTCTTGTGCAGTCTTGCCTTTGATTTCATGACACTCACTGCATGCAAATACTTCACACAAGTCACATTTTAAAGAAGTTGATAAAAATCCTAAACAATCGCCATTTGGACAACGTCTTACAAATTTCTTAGCAGCTAACACTGTTGTTTGATTTTCAATGTGTATTTCTCTTTCAAGATTGATTTGTTTTAATTTCAAATCAGCAATTAAAGTTTTTGTTTCTTTTAACTCATTTTTCAATGCTTCAAGCTTAATCGCCTTTTCAACATAGACTTGGGTTCCTTGTAACATACCCATTTCACGATCAAAACATACAGATTCGCGGTGTTCTTTATACGTTTTGGTCATGAAAAGATTGTCCATATTATCGGTTAAAAACTTGCGATCCCATTCGATTTTACACGACATACAATGCGCATTTTCATTTTTTGACAATACATATGTTTTCACACACTTACGACAACACTCAAAATCGCACTTAAAACACGTGATTTTAATATTCGAGGATTTATTAAAATCGCTAGTACAGACGTTGCAGCTTGTTGACATAATATACAATTATCGTAAAAATTCATTTTAAATTCATTTTTTTATGAAATTAACAGAAAAGTCACGTGACCTGCACTTACATAAACGTGACCTGTACCGATACCCGAAAGTCACGTGACCTATACCGATAACGGAAAGTCACGTGACCTGCACTTACATAAACGTGACCTGTACTACGTTCGATTTAAATATAAATTTTTATAATGTAATATATATATATGTTGGATTATATCAAAGAGGAGCTTTTCAAAACGTTGACTCAATTTGTTAATGAAATCGAACTTTCATTTGAATATATTCCTGCTGATAAAATTAAAGAAATTAATGTGAAGATAAATGTGTTACGCAAAGACACTTCCCTTTTTTCCGATTTCGCAAAGGAAACTTATGAACATTTAAAAAATTTCCGAGATTCATTTGGAATTGTTATGTCGGGACAAAAATACAAGAGTGATAAGTTGAACTTTTTAAATGACATTACCTTTTTCGATTTAAAATTCGATGCATTCAAGGATGAAAGTAAAAATACAAAGAAAAGCTTGGTAAAATATTTGTATAATATTTACATGTCGGTGGCACTACATGTCGAAGATGTTGATGCTGTGACAGAAAACTTGACTCAGTTTGTTGAAATAATGGGGCGCGCAGCGGCGGAACAATCTGAACGCGCTGAAAAATCTGAACGCGTGGTCGAAGTCGGTACGTCTAAGAAAAAGTACAACAAACCAGTTCACTTGCCCAGAAATTTAAGTGGCTTGGGTGGCTTAGGTGGCTTGGGTGGCTTGGGTGGCATGAAAGGTATGAAGGGCATGGAAGATGTGATGGCATCTTTGTTAGGAAATAAAGAAATCATGTCAATTGCAACAGAAATTTCTGCTCAAATCAAAACTGATAATTTAAATCCGATGAGTATGTTAAGTGGATTAATGTCTGGAAAGGTAGATGAGCAGTTAGGCGATTTAATGGGCAAGATTCAGGAAAAAGTAGAAACTAAAATGAACAATGGTGAAATTGATAAAGCTGCGTTTGAAGAACAAGCCAAGAATATATTTGAAAAAGTGCAAGAGTCTGATCTCAAAGACCTTTTCCCGAAAGTGTAAGTGTAAAATTAATTAAAATAAAAAAGTATTGTAATTAATTTGAAAGTTTACAGTGAATTAATCAGTTCTCCAGTTTTTAATAATTGTTGAAAATAATAAAATACAGTTGCTTTTTGAATGTCTGTTAAATTTGAAATTTCCCATATCTGTTTTAATTTCATACCAAATAAGATGTTGTCATGAGATACATTTTTGACATTTTTGATGTCTAAATTTAAAAAGAATGCTTCGTCGCATTCTATAATTTGTGTTTTATAAGGAGAAATATATTCCATAAATTGTTCAACGACTAATCTTGGGTTACTTCTTCTTACAAATTCAGCAGTGCTTCTTGCTAAAATCATATCCGCTTTAAAATTTACAAATGACTCTTCTAAGAAGTCAAAAAAATTGTCTAGCAAGCCATTAAAATTTTTTATTTGTAATATTTTATTCATTAATATGTAAAATTTTTTAACTTTAGACCCTTGCGTTAGACACTTAATTAAATTTTACTTGATTATAATATATTATACATGTCGCAATCCAAATTTGATTTTAAGGCAAAACTTGATTTATTAAAAAGTATTCGTCATGATATCAAGAAAAAAAGATTTATATTAGATGAATCTAAAGAAAATTTTGGGTTTGATAATTTATCTTTATTAAAAAAGGTAAAAAATATAGATGAAGTAAAGGGTTATCCATTTGTTGCTTCAAAGCGAGAAAGTAAAACATTAAAAGGGTTAAAAATGGGAGTGAAAGTCGTGCCAATTGAAACAAAATATGAAAAGAATGAGCATCCAAGTAATTTAGAATACATTTTATTAAAAGAACTTACTGACAATATTGTTTCTAAAATGATAAGTCCTCATATTGCATTTTTTCTTGGCACTCAAAAGGTTGCAAACAAATCAACTGCTTTAAAAACTATAAATTTAAAACGTCTTGAAGTAGAAGATCTTATTCGAAATCATAGTATCGTTTTGCTTTCAGAATTTGTTGAATCTGGAAGTTTAGATAATTGGGTGTATAATACATATGAAGATGACCTTACTATTTCAGATGAAGTATGGAAGACTATTGTATTTCAGTTAATTTATACACTTGCAATTATGCAAAAATACTATAAAATGATGCATAACGACTTTCATTATGGGAATATTTTAATTGATACATCCATTAAACCAGTTGGATATTTTGTTTATTCTATTAATGGTAAAAAATTCTATATTAAAAATAATGGGATTCTTGCAAAAATTTGGGATTTTGAATTTGGTATGATTTATTCAGATGCTATCCAAGATTTTTACCCTAATAAATTTATTGTTGGAAGATATGATTATGATAGAAAAAAGCATATTGCTTCAAAACACCAGACCAAACCCAAACACTCAAGTAACATCCTTTCAGATTCAACAACTGAATCCACTGTCAACGTGCCTTATAATTACAATGAGATATATGACTTGCATTATTTTTTGACATCATTATTGGATTTGTATATTTCTGAAGAATTATTTAACTGGATTCTCGAAATTTACCCTCCTGAACTTATTCCTAAAGAAGAAAAAAGCGACAGCGACAGCTCAAGTTCGAGTTCGAGTTCGAGTACCAGCGACAGCGACAGCGACAGCTCGAGTTCGAGTTCTAGTTCTAGTTCGGGTACAAGTTCCAGTTCGAGTACCAGCGACACCTCGAGTTCGAGTTCCAGCGACAGCTCACGTTCGAGTTCTAGTACCAGCGACAGCGACACCTCGAGTTCGAGTTACAGCGACAGCGACACCTCGAGTTCGAGTTCTAGTACCAGTTCGAGCGACGACACCGACACCAGCGACAGCGACACCGACGCGAGCAGTGAAATTTCAGATCGTTATTTAAGTGATGGAAGAATGAAATATGGTATCGAGGACATGTTTGATGACTTACCAACGCCGCTCAAAATGCTGAGCCATCCCTTTTTCCAATCTTTTACAAAGAAGCCTTCTGATTTTTCTGAAGAAACGGCTATTTATTTTGATGCGAAATTTTAATCGAATTGCATTTTTTTTCTGAAATTTTAATCTTTATAAATAATTAATAAAGAATAACAAAATGAGCATGTCCACTTTAATTTCAGATTTGCCAGGTCCACAAGAAGAATATGCTGAAGAATACGATGAATACACAAATGAACCCCAAAACGAATACACAAATGAAATTTTGAGTCCTGAAACTTTTGAAAATGAAAACGAATTTAAAGGAAAAATTATCAAGAAAAAGACTATTGATTTTGATTTTAAAGATGAATTAAATATGGAGAATGTATTATTATTGTGTATTTTATTCATTGCTACTATGCCTCAATTAAATGAAACTATTCGTAAAGTTCTTGGGATGTTTGTTGGTTCAGGTTATTCTCATGGCTTTGTAACTATTATTAAATGTATCTTATTGGTTATTTTATTTATTCTCGTTAAAAAATTTGTTTTAGTTTAAATCTAAATATATATTGCAATTTAATGAATATTGATATTGATTTAGATTTTATTAAATTTTTCAGTGATCCTATAAATACATCTGAATGCACTTTTACTGATCCTTTATTATTAATGAATGATTATCGTTCATTGTGTATTATCGATAAAAATGATATTCCAGTTTTCGGAACACGTATCGATAAGGAAAAAATCAAGTTTTTTTATAGGACTGACGTGATCGATCTTTACTTTTACGGTCCTGTTTTGGTATATCCGTATTTAGAGTTTGATGAGATTACGATTAACGAGTATCCAGAATCACTTAATCACCTTTGCCATATTAAAAGTTTCAAAGAAAACAAATACAAAACATCAACAATGATATGTAAATTAAATTTGATTGATAGTAGCATCGACTATTATATTAATCGTAAAATTATCAATGACGCCTTGCGTAATCGAAGAAATTATAAAATTAATATTTTATCGAATATGTTTGAAAAAATAAGCTTACGAGACATTCAACAAAAATGTCAAATGAGCATAGATAACATCATGAAAAATACAAATGGAAGTACCGAAGGCACCGAATGTAATGAGGAAGGCACCGAATGTAATGAGGAAGGCCCCGGAAATGAAGGAGGTATCGATACCGACGCCCTTTGTGACATTCAATTATATCAATATCAAAAAGATGATATTAAATGGTTAAAAATGATTCAGCATAAAATTGATACCGATCAAAATACAATCGAATACGAATACAACCCTTATGTAAAATTAGATCTTGAAAATCATGACGCGCTTTTATTTTCTAATTACAATTTCGCCAGGGGTAATGGTAGTTATTTTTGTAAAACAAGCTATAAATATTATGGTGCAAATTTAATTAGTGAAATGGGTCTTGGAAAGTCTATCGTCATGCTATGCTATTTACTCGAAAAAGAAAATACGAGTCCATTTATAGACGAAACGGAAAACGATCGTTGTAACTATTTTTATAAACGAGGCAAAAAGAAGGGTTCAAATTGTTCAAAAAAGGCAATTGACTTGTATTGTAAAGAGCATCTCGATACGCCTTTTATAGACAAGATGGTCATTTCTTATAAAAATTTAGACGAGTTTAAATTGGCTGATTTTATAGAAGGTGAAACACGTGAAACACGTGAAAGACGTAAAAAATTTAAAACAAATGCCAGTTTAATCTTGTGTCCCAGTCATTTATGCGATCAATGGGTTAGAGAATATTATTCTAAATTTAAAAAGAAACGAAGGGTTTTATTAATTGTAACATATGATCAATATACGAATCTAACATTTGGAGACATCTTATTTGCCGATCTGATTGTGATGTCTTATAATTTTTTAACAAATACAAATTACATGGGATACATCTACGGAGCGGAACAACAAGAAGAAATGTTTAAATTGACCTCGGAAGAACTTTTAAATTCCAAAAAATTCAACGTCTTTCATACATTTAAATTCAAATCAGTCGTATTGGATGAATTTCATGAAATCATAACAATGCCAAAGTATACTTATTTAGAAGAAGAGATCATGTCATTCACATGCGATTATAGATGGAATATTTCAGGTACTCCATTCGCACATGGTTTAAAAGGGTTTTTGCATGGAGCAAACTATATTTGTGGCAGTACATTTGATTTGCGGATTGATCGGTATTCTAATTTAACTTCGTATTTAGAAGATGGTATTAACTCGAATCTGATTGATGCATTTGGTGAACTTTATCGTAGAAATACAAAAAAATCTATTGTAAAGGAATACAAAGGAAGTATTATAAACGAACAGTTAAAATTACTCCATTTTACGGATCAAGAGCGAAATATTTATGATTCTTATACAATTGGAAACGAAGATAAAAACTATCAATTTTTGATTAAACTATGTTGCGATCCCGAAATTAATGCAGAAACATATGGAATCATTAAAAATTGCAAAACATTTGATGAAATTCAAGAGGTCTTATTGTCACATAATAAAAATAAATTAGATACTCATTGTAAAACGATCGCTGATCTCGAAGATACTATTGAATTTCTTACAAATGAATTAAAGAATGAATTAACTGAAGAGGTGCGCCAAGATTATGAAGCAAGTTTAACTGTTAGTAAGAGAAATTTAACAAATGAAAAGAAAGCATCTAGTGAAATTCGCCGAATTTATGATTATTTAAAAGATGTGATAAACAATTTAAAAAATTCAGAAACATGTCCTATCTGTTTAGATGATATCGAAAACGTTGCCATCACAAAATGCGGGCATAAATTTTGTTCATCTTGCATTGATGAATTCGTCAAAGTATTTAAATTATCAAAATGCCCCAAGTGTAATATTCCGATTGATCTAAATGATATTTTCTTATTAAAAGAATCCAATGAACAAGCAGGTAGTGGCGATGAAACAATTGAAATGTTGGTTAATAAAGTAAAATCTACTAAATTAGGAAATGTCATTTATTATCTCAAAAATAACATGGCTCCTGATGATAAATGCATTATTTTTTCACAATGGGATCCTCTTTTACATAAATTGGGTGATTATCTTGAACAATCAGGATGTAATATTGTTTATTGCGATGGTACTGTCTATCAACGTAAAAAGGCGATTAGTAATTTTACATCTGATAAAAATAAAACAAATATTATTATGCTATCATCAAAAAATGCTGCTTCTGGAATTAATTTAACTGCCGCAAACAAGATTATTCTATTAGAACCCGTCTATGGAACGGCTGAGTATCGTAAAGCCATCGAAAATCAAGCGATTGGACGTGCTGATCGAATCGGACAGAAAAAGCCTATACAAGTCATTCGATTTATTATTAAAGACACTATTGAAGAAAAAATCGTGAATGAACAAAGTTCTGAACAAAGTTCTGAACAAAATTGCGAACGAAAATAAAAATATAACGAAAATAAAAATTGAAAAGCAAATGAATGGATGCGAGTATAACATGTTCCTTGCAATCGATACAGAAACGACGGGTATAAATGCAGATTGTCAAGTTTTGACGGCTTATTTTCTTGTTTTGGATACTGATTTGAACGAAATTGCGCATTTGGATTTAAAAATTCGATATCCTTATTATAAAGTTTATACAAAAGCGTTGGAAGTTAATAAAATTGATTTAGTTGCTCATGATCGTGAAGCGATTGACGTTTCACAGGCAAAAATTGTTTTAGAAAAATTTTTAAATGATCATAAACCGCAATTTCGATATATTCCTTTAGGTCATAACATTCAATTTGATTTAAGGATGCTTAAAAATTCAGGACTTTTGTCTGAAGATGCATTTTCTCCAAATGTTCTTGATACAATTGTGATTGCGCAATTTTTGAAAACATGTAAAATGATTCCAAGCAAACAATCTCTTTCACTCTCAAATTTAATTAAATATTTTGGTATTAAAATGTCTGGAGATGGGCTTGGGGTAGTTCAATTTCATACTGCTGAATATGACATTCGTATGACAGTCCAATTATTAAAACATTTTACAGGTATAATCAATCGAATTGACGTGACGAGGAGCGACACGAAGAGGAGCGACACGAAGAGGAGCGACACGAGCGCCGACCAAGAAACTGCCGAATGTCTGGAACGCAAACGCAAACGTGTTTGATCTTATTATTTTTATTTTTGTGTTGTATAAGTTTTAGTTTATGTTAAAATTATTTTTTGAGTTTTAACATAAATTTTCAAGATATTTTTAAGGCGAATTAATTTTTTTGCTCTAAAAATTCTTTGCCCTTGCGCACACCTTCTTGTAGAGTGGTTTCCATTCGTTCTGGATTGATATCTAAGCTACCTAATAAAATATCTGCATCGGGGCGGATAATAGTAAATGGATGACCTAATTTCTGCTTGAATTGTTCTAATTCGAGTATAGAGATTCTTGATAATGCCATGGAATGAAAGTTGTTGATCAAATCTAAAGCATTTGTTGGAACATGTGTTTTCTTGTTTATTCTTGCCCTACAGTCAATATAAATATATTCTCCGTCAAAATCGTCATTTAATAAGTCATTTAATATGTATTGATCTTGAAACATACCTGTCACACCACCATCTGAAAATACCGAATTTTTAAATTCAACAGGAGGAACAGCTAACCATAAAGCAGATGAACATCGAATGCCTTCTTTTAAATCTTCTCCTGTAAACCAACACGGTTTGCAATCAACAAGATCGTAGGCAACAACATGACATTTAGTTTGTGCATGCTTGACTTCACGGTAACTCAGTGAATTAAATACTGTTTCTACTAATTTAATTCCTTGATAAGCGCCCCAATTAAAGAATGCAAATAAAGGAAGTAATAAATTAGGTATATAAGGACGTTTGACGACGACATCATCGATACTCTTGATTTCTTTAAATAAATCCAGCATTAAATCTACATTTTCAGTTGCGACAAAAGGTGCGAGAATAGCTCCGATCGAACATCCATAAACGCGATCAATAGTATATTTACCTGATTTTAATATTTCTGTAATACATCCTACCTGAAAACAGCCATGAGCCCCGCCTCCCGGTAACAAGACTCGTAATTTTGTTTTACACTGGAAAGATTCTTCCATATAATATAACAAGAAAATAAAGACTTGTAATTGCGTTTGGTTACTTGCGTTCGCTTCACTTTCGTTCGCTTCACTTTCGTTCGCTTCACTTTCGTTCGCTTCACTTTCGTTCGCTTCACTTTCGTTCGCTTCACTTTCGTTCGCTTCACTTTCGTTCGTTACTTCGTTCGCTTGGTGTCAACAATTTCCATTTCTGGATGAGGGAAAACAAAACGATTGCTTCTGAGATCCTCGTAATTTTGACCGATGCATGCATCTTGATTTTCTTTACATGTATCTGGATTTTTATACAACCAATTGGCAAACTTTTCTTGATCATTTGGAATGGTTGTCCATGGCATTGTAAAGTAATTTCTTTGAGAATTCATTTTACCAAAGACATCTGACACATCTTTATAAAGATTATTGTTGAAAGCGGAATTAACTTCTTTTTTAATTTCAGGTTCAGTAGGATCACATGCAGGCGCGCGGTCAATAATATTACCGTCTTTATCGAAATTCATAAAATCCTTCATAGTAGCATTCATAAACGGATTGTCTTTTGTTGGTTTAGTACAATTTGAAGCGACACTTGTGGTACCAATCAAAGAATTAATGGTAGGCGCCGTAGCCGTAACCGTACCTTCAAGTGATTCGACTTTAGGATAATTTGAATAAATGATATAAGTCAAGAATAGGACAAAAAAGAATACCGTTAGATATTTTACATCGGAATAATAAACTGATAAAGCAATACTGGCATAAAGTGAAAATCGCACAATCGAGTTTAATTTTTCTTCAGTTGTTTGAATTTTAGTTGGGAAAAATTCAGTTGGCTTATCAAGGATGATTTTTAAATCTTTAATCCAAATGGAGTCAGGCATATTTTATATATTAATTATAATAAATAAAATAAGTTTTTAAAAAATACAATTACACAGTCATTGCTCCTGCACGGTTTTTATACATTTTTTTACGGACATAAAATAAGATGTAGGCATCACCTGTTACGATTTGTTGTTGTAAATTGGACCCTGTATATTTTGTGACGCTTGCATCATTATAATTATACCAATTATTATCTAAATTTTTACACGCACTTGTATAATGGCCTCCATCAAGTCCTCCAGAATGATAATTAACTGCATACAAATCATAAATGTAATTATTACGATCTTGTTTATCTGGAGAAATATAATTGGTCATGTCTAAATCATAGATTGGATAATTAACTAAAGACGTATTTTTGGTTAAATTGGGTTTAAATCTTTTTAACTGAATAATTAGGTAATCAGGGACATTCCAAAGCTTTGTTTCTTTATTACAACCCTTCATTTTGCAATGTTCACAAGTATAAGAGTCAATCGTTTCCGTTGAACTAAAAAAGGTTTGGAGATGTGTGGACAATGTTTCAGTTGAATCAGATAAATTAAGACTGAGATGATTGTAAGGTTCAAACACAGTGTCTTCTCGTTTACAGTGATGACACCTGATCGTATTAAGAGTACATCCATTAAATGTCTGAATAATAAAAGAATAACCTTTTTCATAGAATCTTTGCCAGGTTTCCAAACTCCGTTTCATTAAATGATCACCTTTCGTCTTGGGTTCGCCTTTGATTTCGATTTCGATTTCATATGAAATTGCCGTATGCAATAGATCCAATGTATACAACAAAAATTCATGACTGTCTTGCTGTCTTAAACCAAAGTATTTTTTATGAAATTTAGAAATATTTTCAAAAAAGGATTTAGGTTTGATGAGTTGATTGGATTCCCATAAACTATTTACAACATTAATGTAACTAATCAAAACAAATTGTTCAGGTCGTTGTTTATTTTGAACCGTAAGATCTTCAATATAATTGGTTGACAAAATATAATCTGTTAATCCCAATGTATTACTAAGACACTGTAATATAGAATTCATAAAACAAGTATTTCTTAAATTGACAATACCACTGAGACCTTGAGACACATAACTTGTTTTTTTAAGTTTTAAATTGTAATGTTTATGTAAATCGTATTCGTAATTTATTCTTTCCAAAGTCATAATAGTATTAATTAATATATTAACTTCAATTTTTTTACACACTCTCAAATTTACAAAGAATTAATTTTATTGTCGAATAATAAATAAGAACAAGGATGGCGCAAGTTTGTATTGATCAAACACTTTTAGTTACTTATAGTTTTTTACTTGTATGTATAATCGTGATTGCCTTTTATAGTATTTATCGTGAACATGTTAAACAACGTTATCAGGTCACGCTGAATGAACGTGACCCCACGCTGAATGAACGTGACCCCACGCTGAATGAACGTGACCCCGCGCTGAATGAACGTACCGAAAGGAATGAACGTACCGAAAGGAACGAACGCGACGATATTGTAACAAAGAAATTCTTGGAAAAGATTTATAATCCATTAGCGCCTCCAGAAAATGTTTATCCAAGCAGGAATTATGATGGTTATAAAAGATATCAAGAAATAGGATATATTACAAGTGATAAAGGTCAATTCCCAGTTTTTGCAAGATATAAATATGCTGGAAAAACAGATAGATATGAATACTATACTATTACAGATTCAAGAAATCGTATTAAAATTCCTTTTAATATAAAAAATTTCAATGAAGTATATGATGGTGACCAAGTAACAATTCCTGATCTTGGAACATTTGTATTTAGAAAATATCCAGATGAAGGATTAAGATATGATCATAATAATATATATTAAGACTGTAAATTCACGCCAGGCACTTTAACATATTTTTTGCGGTCAATACGTTCCAATGAAAGTTGTATATAATTAATTTCTTTATTTAGATGTTGTATTTGTAGAATGATGTATTGCGTCAACTTTTTCTTTTTGTAATATTTTACGTCAGATTGTAATCTGGTTAAACGATTTTGTAAAATTTGTTTTTTTATATCATTTATCATTTCAATTGTATAAAATGTCATGTATTTTATATAATTTTAATTATAATTCAATTTATTACAAGGTGAATATCCCTGATAACAATTCCGTTTTTTGATCTTTTGTTTCATAAGTGATCACTATTTCATTGTAATTCGCTAATTTAGCAATCGCACTTACATCTGTTGTTGTATATTTGAGTTTGTAAATCCCGTCGCTTCCTTTTTTAAGTTCGCCCAAGAGTTCGGAAGTTCCATCTTTTTTAAGATAAGCATTGTATTTTTGATCGAGTTTTGTTTGAACGACTGAATCTTTTCCGAATGGATTTCCATTGATAACAAATAGATTGCAAGAAACATCTAAAAAGAGTCTGGTTTCTTTCTTGATATCACTTGTAATAATACGCTGAGCACTTCCGAATAATAGGTTATTATTATGGGTTGCAGTTAGATCAGCTCGCTGAAAATAAGAATAATTAGGATGAACAGTGTCTTTATAAGAAAAGAATGCGTCGTTTGAAAAGTATTCGTTCATTTTTGCATTGGGATGCATCAATCCTACGATACTACCAACAACCATCGACATAAAAATGGTGAAAAGAACCAGTTTAAAAGTAAACATACTGCATTTTGACATTTCACTTGATGTCATATTGAAAAAAGATTCCATAAAAGAAGACATATTTAGTATAATCTATACGAATAAAAAAATTTAATTTAATTTAATTAAAAAAAGCTCTAAAAGCCATTCCTGACCTTTAGAGCTTTTTTCTTTTTTACTTTACACCACCTCACCACAACACACACACCACCCTCCATCACCACATACCTTCACACACCTTCACACACCTTCACATTCTTTTAAGCCACAACCCCTCTCTTACGACCTTTTACAGGAACTACTTTAACTGGTTCTGGAATAGGTTCTGGTTCGTCTTCGCTTTCTTCTTCAACTACAACTTCATCGGCACCTTCGGTGCCGTCGGCTGCATCAGCACCGTCGACTGTGTCAAGGTCTTCAACGTCGTCGCCTTCTTCAACAACGGCGTCTTCGGCTGTATAGACGCCTTCTTCAGCGCCGTCGTCTAACATAGCATACCCAGTGATGCTTTGTTGATTCTTGGAAACCTTGCCTTGGACGAGCTTCCATTTAGCTGACACCTTGGTGGTGATGCTAAGATACACAAGTTCAAGAACAGCAACCACTTGAGAGCCTTTAGGAACAACTGATTCAAAGTTGGTTTCATTGAGATCGAGTTGTTGCTTGTTGTCATCAAACATCAAGACAGGTGTTTTGAAACGCTTGTTGCTCAAGAAACGTCCAGTGAAATTGTCACCTTCCATTTCACGGTCAAGCTTAGCCTTGATTCTTGAAGGGTAATCAAGAGCATTGCCATCTTTATCAGTTGCAATTCTCACGGTAGGAGCATAAAAAGCTTCTTCGATTGAATCCATGCTGATTTTGGTTTTGCCAAGCCATTCCTTTGAATGACTCATAATATTTTTCTTGACAAGTGTGTCAAATTCAGTCATTTTGCTATGGAAAGTTTGAACATCAGATGATTCGCCACCAAAGCTCATTTCCATTTCAAAAGAATCGTCCTTGTTATCAACGGCATCCTTCTTTCTCCATCGCTTGATACCATTAGGAATGTACATTTTAGGAGTTTGAATCATGATTTTGCCGCCATTGTAATTGACATAGACCATTTTACGTCCATGATTGTCGAGTTTGACATCGCTGAAAGAAATTTTGCTAAGATCCAATTGAGTTGCTTTAGTAATTGACATTTGTTAATTTAACTTGATCTTCTTTTAAATTCAATTTTTTTTTACCGCTGCGACTTTTTAATTGCTTCGCTGCGCCTCGCATGGGCGGGCTTAACGGACCTTAAACGGTCCGTGCCCGTCGCCCCAAAGATATTAGAGCCCCGGGGCGGGGCATATTAGAGCGCCGCAAGCGACGCACTGCGTTCAAAATACGTTTCGAGAGGTGCGTTCAAAATACGTTTCGAGAGGTGCGTTCAAAATACGTTTCGAGAGGTGCGTTCAAAATACGTTTCGAGAGGTGTGTTCAAAATACGTTTCGAGAGGCGCGTTCAGAATACGTTTCGAGAGGTGCGTTCAGAATACGTTTTCAAACGCGCGCGTTCAGAATACGTTTCGAGCTGCGTTCAGAATGTAAAACGAGTTGCGTTCAAAATACGTTTCGAGAGGTGCGTTCAGAATACGTTTCGAGAGGTGCGTTCAGAATACAAAAGTTAAGCTCGCCCATGCGAGCGCAGCGAAACAATTAAAAAGTCGCAGTGCGTTCAGAATACATTTTGAGATCCGTGGGCGCGGGGCGCGGAAGCCCCGCCATTTAAAGTTAAACGAATTACACTATTAATAAATGGACCGAGACAACCGATTAAGTCTTCTTATGAAAAGTTTAACTGAATTTTATAAAAATCAAGATTATATTCAACAGATCCAAGACATTGTTGATCAAAATAGTATTATTTCTTTGCGAATTTTGGATTGGTTTATTACAAATTATTCTAAAAAATATAGAACCATGATTTCTGTCAATGATCAAAAAGTAGATGTATATATGAACTACAAGTTGATGTTAAAGTCGTTCAGCAAAAGGGCCTTTGATCCGTTTTGTCGAAAGAATAAAATCATATTTTATTACAATGATACCGACTATATTCAGACGAGTTGCGGCCAACTTTGTTTCTTTAGATGGTGCTTTGAAAATAATATCATTGAATTTGTCAAAGAACACCTAAGCGTCATCGAACAAGACATGAAAGAGTCATTGAAAACAAAGAAAACAGGTGAGGAACTTGCCGAAGAAATCACAAGAAGAAAGCGTCAACCACTGAGTATTTCAGCTGCTCGAAGCATCTCGAAACAAAATACAAGTTATATATTGAAATTTGACTAATATTATTATTTCTTTCCTAATATTTTTATTAACTTACATTCATCTTTGTAAAAAATTACGTAAAATTTTACAAATGATTGTCACGAATTGCGTTAAAAATGACATTTTAATTTAAAATTAATGATTTATACACATTAATGGAAGTTAATATTATCAAATTGGTTGAAAAAAATCCCCTTACACGCTTATCGAATGATTATCAAAGCAAATTTATTAATAAAATTAAGGATTCTTTTACAGAAGAAGAACAGCAATTATTTCTAAGTAGTTTTTATTGCTATCTTAATTATGATCAAAAGAAAGATTTTGTCATTGAGTTCGATTCTACATGGAAATGGCTTGGATTTAGTCGTAAAGAGGAATGTAAACGAGTTTTAACTAAACATTTTATTGAAAATATTGATTATAAAATTAGTAAAACTGATCACAAGATTGAGACAAATCTTGCTCCGCAGATTGGCGGTGCAAGTTTTACTAATAAACATGGCGGTCATAATAAGGAATCTATTTTACTTACTGTAAATACCTTTAAAAAACTTTGTTTAAAAAGTAATACTAAAAAAGCAGATGAAATTCATGATTATTTTATTAAACTTGAAGAAACACTTCAGGAAATTATCAATCAAGAATCTCAAGAATTAAAATTGCAATTATCTCAGAAAGATCAGTTGCTTGAACATAAAGATCAATTACTCGAACAAAAAGATTTTTTACTCGAACAAAAAGACTTGGTATCGGAATTAGAAAAAGAGCAATTACTCGAAACAACATTATTAAAACAATTTCCGCCAAATACTCAATGTATCTATTATGGTAAAATTGATAATAAAGATTCTGAAGGAGGTAATTTAATTAAATTTGGAAACAGCAATAATTTGCAAGAACGAGTTAAAGCTCATAAAAAAACATACAAGAACTTTAGATTGACTAATGTTTTCAAAGTATCAAATAAAATTGAGATAGAAAATTGTATAAAACAGCATCCAATCTTGAAACTGCGTATTAGATATATTATTATTGATGATATCAATTACAGAGAACTTATGAACATAGATCCACGAAGTTATGATATGGATTTTACACTTACTTTATTAGACTCACGTATCAAGGAAATTATTGAAGAAAATCAGTACAATATTGAAAATTATAACAAATTACTTGATAAAAATCAAAAAATTCAAGAAGAATTGTATAGAGCTAATGATAAAATTGCATTATTAACAAAAGAAAATGAAAAGTTGCAGCAAGAAGTAGACAAGTTTTCTCCTAAAACAAATTCAGATGAAGAAAAATTTAAACGTCATAATAGAACAGAAACATCAGGTGGATATTCATTGTATGCATATACTTTTGGAAATCTAAGATACAAAGTTGGGTTATGTAAAACGGCTACGATCGATTCTAAAACAAAAGTATACAGTGGCTTACGAGAAGATAGTAAAATGGTTTTAGAAACAAAATTAAAACATCCATTTGTTGAAAAATTATTACTTTATTTACTTAAACGTCATCTTGTATTCCTAAACAATGATACTTTTGATGGAAGTCTTGAAGATATTAAAGTTATATTTGATATCGTGTCTAAAATAGAAGAACTTTTTATCAAAAATGACATATTTACTATAAAAAATAAGATGGATGGTCAAGTTCAAGCTGCAAATGAAGAACAATACACTGATCCAGAAGTTCCTGTAGTGAGAAAATCTCAAAGACCCATTGATCAAATTGATAAAGATACTGGTAAAATCTTGAATACGTACAAGAATCTTACAGATGCAGGTAAATCAATCGGCTTAACTACGGGAACTGCGGTGGGAATCGCACTTCGTGGACATTCACTTTGTCAAGGATTTTTATGGCGCTACTCTGGCGTGTCTTTAGAAAATCAGATGAGAGAGCAACCAGTTATTAAAATCAATTGTAAAACAGGCGAGCGAACTCATTTCCCAAATATTGGTTCTGCTGCACGAGACAGTAATATTTCACCGCCAGGCTTAAGAAATCGAATTTTGACTCAATTGCATGTAAATAATTGTCATTGGGAGTTTGATGAAAGTGCCACTCACGTTAATCTTTAAATGTATTTTTCGTTTATAATGTTTATTTAATTAAATTTAGAATTACAATTAAATATCGTATTTAATTAAATTTAGCATTTTTAATTAAATTTTTTTTATTATCTTAAATTTATAAAAATGTATAGCACATTCAATGGCTTGGAAAAATGGTACAAACATGAGTTTGAAAAATTTGGATGGATTGTTATTTCAAAAGACGTCGAAAAAGTTAAAGAATTTCAACGTTCAATCATGAAATTAAAGCGACATTTAGAAAAAGCATATGATACTTATGAAGATCATGATAAAAGATATGATATCGCTGTCATGTCAAAGCATTTGGATTCTTTAATAAACGTCATGAAAAATTTGATGTAAAGCGACGCGAGCGTGAAGCTACGAACGTGAAGCTACGAGCGTGATGTAAAGCGACGCGAGCGTGAAGCTACGAACGTGAAGCTACGAACGTGAAGCTACGAACTACGAGCGACGCGAGCGTTAAGTGTAATTTACAGAATCAGTTTTTTTAGTAGAAAGCGTAAAAAAATTCTGTGAAAGAGGATACAAGTGAGGATTTTCAGAGTAAAAAGGCAAATTCAAACATTTAACCAAAATGGATAAAATAAAATTTTTACTATTAATCAAATGACTTGTTTTTTTCATCAAATCGATATCAAATTGGCGGTCCGATGTTTTGAATCGAAAACAAAAGATATTTTCATCCAACATTTCACATTTTTGATACAATACAATTTTACCTGTATTATATTGATTTAATTCGACAAAATCAACACGAAGAATGTTTTGTAACTTAAGAACTGGATATAGCCCCATCGTAATGACATGACTTATAGCTATATCATCTCCAATCTCGATTATATCTGGTAAAAGCTTGTCATGATGTTTAATTAAATATAAACATACATCACGTGTCATAACTAAATTAGTTCCTGAAAAACTAATACTAACATCGATATTATTAATAAGCGTTCCTGCAAAAAAGTAATCTCTTGGTTTCGTCTCGAGCCACGAGATAAGAGCATCAAGATCGAATAAGGTGGTTATATTTGTTCTTATAAAGTAATCGTAATGTATGTCTTGGTCTCGAATGTGATTCAAAAAACTCATGGTTCTTGTAACAAAAGAGGCCATTAATCCATCGGTTTGTATAACATGACTGTAATAATCAAAATAAATTCTTGGATTCGCTCTCCGAGCTAATTCTTCAGGGGTATAATTAGGAACATCATTTTCGCTATACAAAAAATAAAAATCTATTAAATCACCATTCTCACTTTTTTTAAATTTTGTAATATGATTGACTATAATTTCTTTAAATTTAACATACGCGTCGCCACTTGACGCTAAAATGCCCATAATAATTTTCATCTTACAAATATACTATTGTTTTCTTTAAGTAAAATTTAATATTTTTTCTTGGTTAATCGTCATCAAAAAATTTAATATTTTTTCTTGGTTAATCATAGTAATACAAATGAAAGACGATATATTTATTTTAGCTCAACTTGGCGCCGGCAATACGCAAGATGGTTCTGGACCCGATCCGAAATTGAATAAGCGTTTACTTTCTAATTTAAAAAAAATCCATTTGTGTAAAGGAGGTTGTAACAAATATATCGAATGCAGATGTGATTGTCCAAGATGTGGAGACAAGCATAAAAAATTACGAGAAGGAGAATGGAGACGCTGCAAAAGATGCAAAAAAACATGGAAAGCATCGGAATATATGACAGTTCAACCAGAACACTTGGCACAAGGAGCTGGAGCAGGTGCAGTAAAACAGCACTATACATGCACATTTTGCGGAAAATATAAATACATTGAAGATATGCTCAAACATGTACAAAAACATAAAAAAAATGCTCTAGGTACAGTTGAAAACGCAATTGAAAATGAAGTCCCAATTATAGAACAAACAGGTGAAGGTGCTCAATTTTATGGAAAAAAGAGCGAACGAATGGTTAAAGTTCCCCAAAATGTTAAAAAATGGGCCTTGTATGCATTTAAATTAAAGAAATTAGGATTTGAAGGAGCAACTGAAACTGGATGGAAACGTGCAAAGCAATTAGCTACAAAAGAATTTATTCCTATAGAAGACTTGCGATACATGCGCAATTGGTATGCTCGTCATATTTATACAAGTTATCCAGGTTATAAACATTGGGAAGACCTTGGCCGCCCAAAGGACAAAACTTATCATAAACATCATGCTATCGAGTCATGGCTTACATGGGGTGGTAATGCTGGTTTTAGATGGGTTAATTCACAAAAAACAGTCGATCTTCTCAACAGTTATTTTAATAAAAATTATAAAGTGGTCACAAAAAAGTGATCAAAAAAGTGATCAAAAAAGTGTCACCAAAAAAGTGTCATTCATAATTAATTGATTTTTTATTTTAATTTATTAAGTTTAAAATAAAAGATATTTTTAATTCTAATAATTAGGGATGGTAGAAACTCGAAATCAAAAAAGGCGAAATGAAGAATCTGAAAATAATAATAGTACAACTGTAACTTCAATTATAAAAAAGAAACATAAATATCAGCCTACAGAATTTAATTTTGATACAAAAGACGATTCATCTGAAACGAGTTCAGAAGGCGTCACCTTCGGTGACGTTACAGAAGGTGACGCTGATGATGACGTCACCGAAGGTGACGGTACCGACGGTGTCGATGCTGAAAGTGACGGTAACGACGTCGACGACACCGACGGTGTCGATGCTGAAGGTGACGACACCGAAGGTACCGAAGGCTTAGATGAAATGACAAAAGCCATTTTGAAAAATTTTAAATCGAAATTCCGAGAAATAGCTCAATCTAAATTAAAAAAACAAAAAGGTGATCTTGATGATCCATACAATCGTTTTTATGATAATTTGGATGCAATTTATTCAGGTGATTTTTTTGAAAGAACTCCTATAGAAGAGAAAAAAGAGGAATTTCTTAAAAAGTTTCCTAAAGAACAGATCGAAATATTAAATAAGGAATTGGAAAAAATGCGCGAACGATATACATCAAATTGTCCAAGCGTTATTGATATTCTCAAGATGAATTGTTCATTGGAACAAAAACAAAAATTGATTGAGCGTATTTATGCATTTACTAATTCTGATGTATTAACACCTGAATATAATTCTACATTGAAATTTTTAACGGATAATATTAAAAATGACATGACACCAGATCTCCTCGAATTAGAAGAGCGTATATTAAAAAACGCCGAATCAAACAGTATTTTTGATTCTTACAAGAAAAAAATCTTAAAATCTCAAATGCCATTTGAAAACAAGGTAATTGCATATAAAAAGTTGGAAATAATGGAAACCTATGAAGAAACCGATACGAGCGAACATGCAAAATATAAAAATTGGATGGATGTTTTACTTTCGATTCCTTTTGGAACATATAATAGCCTTCCTGTTAGTATAACAAGTAATACTGATGAACTAAGAAGCTACATGAAAAAAGTCCGAGAAACATTGGATACAAAACTTTCATTCTTGGAGAAACCAAAAGATCAAATTATCAATATCGTGTCTCAGATGATTCGAAATCCGGATTGTAATATTAATGCCATTGGCTTACATGGTACAAAGGGTACTGGTAAAAGTTCTATTGCATCGAGTATAGCGGCTGCATTAGATCGCCCTTTACGAACAATCGCTTTAGGAGGTGAGTCAGATGCGTCTACTTTAACTGGTCATGGGTTTACTTATGTTGGCAGTATGCCAGGGCGCTTTATCGAAATTTTACGTGAAACTAAGACAATGAGTCCCGTTATTTTAATTGATGAAATTGATAAAATTAGTCAAACTGCGCAAGGAAAAGAGATTATTGGAACACTTATTCATTTAACGGACTCAACGACAAATAACAAGTATAATTATGATCGATATTTTTCTGGTATTGAATTTGATTTATCAAAAATTCTGTTTATTTTTACCTATAATGATCCAAGTAAGGTTGATCCTATTTTATCGGATCGCTTGTATAAAATTAAAGTTGATAATTATAACCAAAAAGAAAAATTGGAAATTACAAATAAACACCTTATTCGAGATGTCCTCCAACAATTGAAGTTGGATAATATATCATTCCACGAAGATGCCATCAAATACCTTGTTGATCAATCTAATAAAGATGAAGGTATGAGAACGATCAAAACTAAAATTACCATTATTCTATCAAGAATTAATATTCTATTGCTTACAAATGAATCTGATAATATACTTAATTTAAAATATAAAAAGTTGTATTCTTATTACAAGAACGACGTCGGAAGCGACGACGGAAGCGACGTAGGTCAAATTGTCATTCCAAAAGACCATATTGATATTTTATTAGATGAAAGTATTAGCAATGAAAAAGATCCCTTCGACGAACCTCCCTTCGGCATGTACCTGTAACTGTAACTGTAACTACCATGTAAATTTTAATTACATATAATCAATTAAAATTTTTAGTTAATTACGTGACGTGTACGTGTACATGTATCTAGTAACATTTATGATACATTTTGCAAATGGCATTTAACATGGATTGAGTATCTCTTGGTCCATCATATTGTTGAGTAATTTTTCCAGTTTGATCAAAGAAACAGATAGTAGGAAATCCTCTGAAATTTAACGCAGATACAAGTTTATCAGCGCCTTCTAGCTCAACACTTTCAATCGACATACACATAAACTCTCGTCCAATACGATCACTGATTTCATTAAACGTAGGGAGAAAGCGCTTGCAATGAATGCAATAATCTGCGTGGATCAAAAGCATTCCAGGAACTTTCCCTCCATTTTTAACATAGACATCAGAACCTCTAATTTGAAAATCAGATGCTGTTAAAATAACTCCGTGGATCTGGGACATATAATTATAATAATATATATTATATCAATAAATAAAATTTTATAGTATGCGTTTTTTAATTGATTAATTTTTATTTCGTTAGTTTAAAAAAGATGTTTGCTATCTCACAGGTTATATTAAATACAACTGGCGCGTTTAAAAACATTAACCAAATTTCAACCTATTCTATTATTACCGGCTTGGTTCTTTATGCGTCTATTTATCTTTACTTGTTATTTTATAACGAAGAGTACGTGAATATTTTTAATAAATTTGTGATTTACGTAATTATGATTGACTTACTTTTGTCCATCTTTTATTATTTTAATATCAAAAAGTCCCAGTCACAAAATAAAATTTTAGCAGAAAATCCACTTGGCGAAGACGTCGATGAAACAGAAGACGACAATTCAGACGACAATTCAGACGACATTGAAGACACTGAAGGGTCATCTGAAGGGGTCGTTGAATACGACGTTGACGTTGAAGACGCCCTTGAAGAAGATGACGTTGACTTTGAAGAAGGCGACGAAGGTGACATTGACTTTGAAGAAGGCGACGACGTTGACGTTGAAGACGCTGTTGACTTTGACGAAGGTGACGTTGTTATTGAAGACGACGTTGACGTTGAAGACGCTGTTGGTTTAAATGGTAGCAGTGATGAGATTTTTTGCCCTAACGACGTTGAAGACGACGTTATTGACATCCGAGATGTCGAAGCCCAAGCGATTCCAAATGCGAATGAATTGTCATTTTTGGAAGAACCCGTTAAACAAAAACCAAAACGTGTGTACAAAAAGAAAGCTATGAATTTAAATTGAAATTAACTTGAAATCGCAACCATATAAAATGAAACGACGAGTTTCAGATGAACTTTGTGTTTTATTTGAAAAAAAAATGCGTATGTATTCTGAAGAAGATTCTTATTGGAGTATTTATGTCGTGAATTCAGGAATGGGTTCTATTTCATTCTTGAAAGAGATTTTAGATAGATATCAAACAATCAAATGCGCCCCGATTCAAGACTATTTGGATGAATACATAATGATCATGACAAACGAAGTGAAACTAAATATAGATACTCAGATTAAATTATTCCAGCTGGTTTTGAAAATTGACACATTTTTGATAGACCGCTGTGTACACTAAAAAAAAATGAATTCAAAAATTACTAAAAGTATATTAGTATGTCTCATATTAATATTCTTGAACTTGATCTTAGTAAATTAAAACTCGGAAAATCTGGAAGAACTCTGAAATTAATTTATGAAGGAAATCCTTTGCAATTAATTACTACAAAAATGTATGCTCCATTTGGTGTGAAAATTTATAACAATGATTATTCTCATTTTACAAATTGTCATATTGATTGCAATGTTTCAGAAACAAATATGAAAATCAAGGAAGCCTATCAAAAACTTGATGACAAGATCAAGGAACTCATTATGAATTCAAATGAAAAGGCATTTAATGAAATCAATTTCGAAGATCCTACCTTTTATTCAAGCATGTTTAAAGGAAATTCTAATTATCCAAAATTAATGAAAATCAGTCTTCCTCGTGATAAAAATGGCAATTTCGATTTTGTTATTTTTGATGATAACAAAGATAAAGTAAAAATGAACGATTCTACCATTGAAAATGTTCTCGGTAAACGGATTGTGTTTAAATCGATTATTGAATGTAACAAGATTTGGGCTTATAAAGGAAAAATTGGCGTCACTTGGAATTTAGTTCAAATGAGACTTGTCCCTAAGTCCGAACAAAACGAAGCGGAACCTGAAGAAAATATCCCAAGCGAACAAAATATTTATACTCAAAATTTGATGATAGATGACTGAGCGCAGCGAAGTCCCGAGCGAAGTTCAGACGTTTTTGGGGCGACTTTTTCTTAAAAAGTCGCAGCGAAGCAATTAAAAGTCGCAGCGCAGCGAAAAGTCACAACGTACTTAAATGTACATATGTTCAGGAGGAGCATCGTTTTGCGTATTTAATATTAAAAATTGAGCTTTTAGTTTATTAAAATACACTTTAAATTTCGTGTAATCGATATGTAAAACAGCTTCTTTTAGTTCTGGACCCGGACCAAGATCAGGATTACATAAAATTTCTTTATTAATTTCTAATACTATTTTTTCTAAAATTCTAATTGATTCTCTAACACCACTTGATACTTTTAAATCTATTTGTTTTTCCACATAGCTTACAATTTCCATGTAACATCGTTCATCAAATGTTATATTACATGGCAACTTGATATTATCAACTATTTCTTTCAAACAAAAATCTGATAAAATCTTGCAGCGATTCGCCTTAGACGGAGTTTCTACGTGAATAATATTTAAACGATCTAATAAAACTTTATCTATTTTTGAGATGTCATTGAATGTAAAAACATAGAATATTCTTGACAAGTCAAATGTTAATCCGCGGAAATAATGATCGGTAAATGTGTTATTTACTGTCGGATCAGTTAAATTTGATAAAACGGAATAAATGTCTTTTCCAGTATCGGAAACAGAAATTTTATCTAATTCGTCAAAATATAAAATAGGATTCATGATTTTTGTATCAATAATACTTTGAATGATAGCACCGTAATTCGATTCTACATAAGTAAAATTATGACCTAAAAAGTAACTGGAATCTTTTACACCACCTAAAGAAATAACTTTCATTGGAAGTCCAAGCACTTTTGACAAAATTTTAATAAATTTGGTCTTGCATACTCCAGCACTTCCATACAAAGCTATATTATTTTTTTGAGTATCAGGATTTGTTATGAATTTGCAAATATAATTGATAATTTCATTTTTAACATTTTCCATACCAAAAATTTGTTCATCAAATTCATTCGAAAGTTTTTGAATAAAGTCTTTTGCATTTTGGTCTTGAAGAGCGTCGCGAACATTATAATAATGATTCCATCTAATATTTAAAGCTGACTCTATAAAATGCTGATTCTTGTAATATTCTGTTGAACTTGGATCCAATTTACGAAGAGTGAGGTAATGTTTCATTAATACTGTTTTATTATCGATGTCCGTTTCTAAATCTAATATCTTTTGTTTCATGGATGCAAGATCAGATGTAATCAACTTATTTTTGATCAATTTCTCTATTTCTGAAATTACAGGGAGCGGTGGGGGCGCAGGCACTTGTTGCTGCGCTTGCGGTGCTTGCGGTGCTTGCGGTGCTTGCGGTGCTTGCGGTGCTTGCGGTGCTTGCGGTGCTTGCGCTTGTTTAGGAAGTTGTATTAAAAATTTATCTGGGCTAACGGATATTTTTCCTGGTATTTTTATAGTATTTTTTACGTGCAATGTACAATTCATCACATTACACTTTGACCCTTTCTTATCTCCCTTTTTATATATGTAATCACAAAATGAATTTTTATTAGGATTGTCATTCATTCTTAATATATCCAGTTAAATTAAATTTTATTAATTTAATTGTAAATTAAAGCAGCTGAAACACTTAAATTGTTAAACCTGTTGCATGATAATTCATTAATGTCGCTGACCACCCACTATAATTTGTAGGAGAAGTGTAAAGAATTTGTCCAGATGAAGAGTCTATCGTAAAATTGATATCAATTGTATCACCTATAATATCTGTAAATATAGACCAGCCATCTGTTTTTTGTATACCATAAATGTTGTATTGAGAATAAAGACTTGTAGATGCCGAAAGAGAAACCGAAATTAAGAGAGAAAAGGATCTATAAGTTGCACTTGGGAAAATTAAATCAGTAACTGGTGTGGAGCTAGTGACATTATTAGCTGCATTAAAACGGCCGCCGAAAAGGCAATTTCCATTGACAAAGAGCTGTCCTCCCACATTTAGATTTTTTGAAATACCCGCTCCACCAGAGACAACCAAAGCACCCGTGCTTGTGTTAGTTGACTGGGTTGTATTCCACGTTGCTATATTACCCGTAATCATAAAATTTGCAGAGGTTGATAGAAGTGGGGTGTAACCGACATTAGATGAAATGGTCTTGACATCATAGTTCATAGTCGTGCTTGTCCAATTTGCAAAATTAGCCATTGTATATTGAATTTGACCATTTGAAGTAATACTAAAATTGATGATCATGTTATCACCGACAGCAGATGAAAAAATCTCCCACCCACTATTCGTTTGAACGCCATCTATAGTATATTGAGAAAAGTAATTTCTATCCGAGCACCTAATTGAAATAGACAAAATGACAACAAAAGATCTAACTATTGATGATGCAAATGAAAGACCTGTTACGTCACTTGCGACTGCGACATTATTAGATCCTGAAAAAGTGCCGCTATAGTAATTTGAAATGCCATTTAAATTAAGAGTGCTTGAATAAACATTTGATGTCGTTACATTTGTATAAATAAGATTCGCTATCCTTGCAGTTCCATTGACATCCAGAGCGTACATGGGATTCGTTGTGCCAATACCTACATTAACAGACCCCGTAGATCCAAAGTAAATTTGAGAACCTGTTGATCCTGACCATTGCGACCCGACATACAATTTACCATTTCTATAAAGATCACCATTGAAGTTAAGATCACCTGCAACATCGAGAAGGTAACTTGGATTTGTCGTACCAACACCGACATAGACTGAACCTACTGACCCAAAGTAAATTTGAGAACCTGTTGACCCTGACCATTGCGACCCGACATACAGTTGACCATTTCTGTAAAGACTGCCATTGAAGTTGAGATCGCCCGCAACATCAAGAAGATAACTTGGATTTGTTGTACCAACACCGACATAGACT